CGTTAATACCTGTCATTGTCTTTTACCCTCTCTTTCAATCGGTTTCTTTTGCAAAGGCGCAATCTTCGCAACGTTCGACGGTTTCGTTCGGATTATCAAGCGGGCATTCCCAGCCGCTTTCAACGTCCTGTTCCGTAAGCCCGCAAGCGTATTTCTGCGAATTCTTCGCTTCGATTTCCTCTGCGCGGCATTCGCACTTTTCGCCGCTGTCAAGATGTGCGCCGCAAAGCGGGCATTCCTTATAAGGTGTTGCCATGTCTTTCTCCTTCCTAATAATCAGCCGCCGGAAGCCGTCGGCGCATAGCGTCAAGCCGTGTTCCTTCACGTACTCCCGCCGCCGTGCGGCTTCTGCCGCTTCCCAGCCGCAAGAAGCGCATTCCGAAGGTTTGCATTTCTGCGTTTTCTCCGGATCAATGCCCAGCAAGCACTTCAAGGGCGGCTTTTCCTGTCGGTTATTCATTCTTCACCCGCTTTCCGCACGAAGGGCAATAATTGAGCGGGTAGCCTTTGCCGTCCTTCATGTAATCCGTTGTCCGTCCGCATTTGCGCCCGTTTACTACTGCGTAGGAAACAAGCGCGGCGGATAAAGCCATTCCGAACCCTGCGGGCTTGCTGTGGTGTTCTTCAATGAACCGTTGAAGCGCGATCGCTTCGCAAAACGGACATTTCTTTTTATCGCTCATTCCTTCACCCGCTCCCCGTTATAGATAACTACCATTGAAGGGAAGGGCGCGGGATCGGCGGCGTTCCCGTCGTCGTCCGTGAACCGTAGCCGCCCGCGCACGAAGCGGATTTCCGCTTTCCCGTAAATGTAATCGTGAAAATATGCCGTATCCGTCCGCGCTGGGATAAGTAAAACAATCGGATACCCCCCCCGCGCTTCCTCGAAAGCCTTTTGAACCCACTTGCCGATCTCGCGCCCGTAAGGCGGATTGCAGAATACCGCGCCGCCGCGATCCCAGCTTTGTGAAAGCCCGTCCGTTTCCGGTGTGTAATACAAAGAGCATTTCGCCGTCTTGTCGGTCGCCGCCGGATCAAGCACGAAGCCGAATTCGGCGTTCAGCTTGTCGAAGAAGTCTTGCGGCGTACACCAGCACATATTTTTAGAGGATAGAAGCGCCGCGTTCATTCGTCCGCCACCTCGCTTCCTGTAACCTTTTTCGTTTTGCCCTCTGTGAAGGCTTTTACCGCCTTCGCCTTGCTGGTGAAGGTGTCCTTCGTTTCAATGCCGCACTTCGGGCAATATACGAAATATTCCTTGTTCTGTTTGTCCTCATATACCCGCGCATTACTGTTTTCACCTTCGCAAAACGGGCATTGCATAGGTGTTTCCGTGAAAAGCCGCTTTTCCTCCGGCGTGTCGTCCGTTTCCGGCTTTTCGTCGGCGAATACGCGAACAACCGCCGCCACCTGCTCAAAGTCCAAATAAACGGGCTTGTTCTCCGTGATCCCTTCGATGTTGTAGCCCGTTACCTGTTGAAAGCCGTTTCGCCTAAGCGTGAATTTGTCGCACTTGATGAAGAATTCAACGCCGCTTTTCAGAATAACGCGTACCGTCATTTTAGGCATTGTCCGCCACCTCGCTTTCCTCGACAACCTCGCCCATGTCCGGATCGACGTTCAAGGAACATTGTTCCGGTTCGGTGAATGTGAAGCGGTCGCGGGCTTCGCGTTCCCTGCGTTCCTTCTCGGAAAGGGAAAATTCGCATTCCCGCGTTAAGTCCTGCAAGCTCTCCACGAACTGCTGGTTGATAACGTCATAAGGCATAATCACCGCTTGAAGCAGGAAGCCCGCCTTCGCGACGATGTAGGGCGTTCCCTCCGCCGTGCGGCGTTCGTAAAGCTCCAGCACGTCCAGCACGTCAGCGACGGGCGAAAGATAGCGGCTTTCGATGAATACAAGCCCGCGCGTTGTACGGATCGGTTTCAAGGTTCGTCCGGAATAGATGATCGAAATTCCTTCCCGCTCGACGTGTCTTTCCGTTTCGTCGGTGTCCTCGAAGCTGATACCCGCCGGAACGCCCAGCGTTTTCACGAAGTAATTATCGCGGTCTTTCTCCGGAACGTCGAAGATCGTCAAAAGGCTTTCTTTGTCAAGCTGGGGAAGCCCGACAACCGGATAAACCGCCGATCCGTCGCCGATGTACTGCGTTAATATGTCGCCGTCGTCGCTGTACCGCTCGAAGATTGCAATATTCTTGTTCTTCTTGCAGATAGCGGCGATACTTTTAATCTTCATCTTCGCCGCCCTCCGTTTCCTCTGCGTCCGCGGCGCGGTGATCCGTAATCGCCGGAAGGTCAATGCGCGGCGCACGATCCGCCAGCCGGATTTGACAACCGCAAATCGGGCAATCAACCGCCGAAAAGCGCGTCGGCGCGGCGGTAAGCATTTCAAGCGCCGAACGTGGTTCTTCCGCCGTGTAGATGTTTTCCCGCTCCGGTGTGAAGCGATAGCCGCAAACGCGGCATTCTGTCTTTTTCTTGCTGAACATAATTGAATAGCTCCTTTCGTGTGATTTAATATTTACCGTAGACGCGGACGGCGGTTTTCCCGCCATGCGTCGCCGCCGATACGATAGCCGAAGGCATAAAGGAAACGCGCAAGAAGTCCCGCGCGGCGCGCTTCGCAAGCCGCCATGTAATCAACTTCGCGTTCGGCTCTTCCGCCGCCGTGTCGTCGATCGGATATTCGCAAATAAGCACGGTGTTTCCGAACGGGCGGCGCGCCGGACGTTCCTTCATAAACTCTTTGTTTCCTTCCTTGCACTTGATAATTTCAAGCGCCTTCGGGAACTGCCAGCCGCTTTTGTTGTCCTTCATTGTGTGTCCCTCCCTTAATCTGTGTACGGGCTTTCAAGCGTCCAGCCGAAGCAATCCGTACTTTTCCATTCCGTTGTGAAGTGATTGCGCCGCCCGTCGCCCGTGAAGAAGCAGTATTCCGCCGGAAGCACCCGCCCGACGTTTTCTTCGCCGTCCCGCTCCGCGCGGTATCGTGTCAGCACGTCCGCCGCAAGAAGGGCGAATTCCTCTTTCACGGGATATTCGGGATCGTAGCCGCTGAACTGATAGGGCGCTTCGATAACCTCCAGCACCGTGTCGGGGAAGCGCGGATCGTCAACGCGGTTCAGAACGCACCATACAACCGCCGCTTGCTCCGTCGTAGAAGGAACGATCCCCGCTTCGCCGTAGATCAGCTTTGCAAGGGCTTCAACCTCCGCCGCGTTCGGCACATATTCCGCCACCGTCCCGCTCGAAGGAAGAAGAACGGCGGTCGGCTGGTGTACCTCTTCAAGCGTTCCGGCGGTCGTATCCTTCGGCTTGTCCGCCGCACCGCTCCCGCTCCACGGCATAAGCGCCGCAAGAAGGGCGGCAACGGTCAGCAATGCAACCGTAAGGGCGACGCGACGGCGAAGCATTGCCCGCCGCCGTCGTTGTGCCTGTATCCGCCGGGGCTTGTGTGCGCTGGCTGTCTGCTCGACTATGTAACCGCAAGGCACTTCGCAAATAAACTTCCCGTCCGCGTCTTGCAGGACGGCAAGCGCTCCGCGCGCCCGATCCGCCGTCATTGTTCCACCTCCGCCGCCGGAAGGGAAAGCCACCATTCCGGATTGTTCCGGAACTTCTCGTTCGGGCAATCGTCGCAACTGTCCGCGCCGCACTCTACGCAAAAGCGTTCTTGAAATGCGCCGTCCCACGGCGCTTCTATGACCGGAAGGGAACGAAGGAAGCCCGCCAGCGTGGGCTTGTCCTTCGTGATAGCGTCAAATACCGAAGTGAACTGCCGAACGTTCAAAACTTCGTCGCCGATAATGCACCCGTTCGCGATCCGCTCTTTGATGAACTCAACGCACGGCATTTCCTCCGAAACGCGAAGATCATTGAACCGCGCTTCCGCTTCCTCGAAGCTGTCGAAGGTAACGGCGTTTGCGACGGACGCTTCGCCGTCGTATTCCCATAAACGGATTTTGTATCGTGTTGTACTCATTCCGAATAGCTCCTTTCCCGCGTTACTCTTCAATGCCGATGTAAAGCACGTTTTCATCGGCGCGAAGCTCCGTGATCTTGCAATATGCGTATTTGTTCATTTCGTCGTGCGCGAAGTGCTTATACAAGCCCCTGTAAATGTCCCGCTTCTGATAGCCGCATTCCCGAACGTAGATATACACGTTCGTAAATCCGCTTATTACGTAGCCGATCGTTTGAAGTGCCACGTTGTTTGCGATCCTCTTCATCTTCATATTGAATAGCTCCTTTCGTATTTCAGCAATTCGCGCCGCGTCGGTTTCCTCTGCGTCGGAAATTCTCTTGCACCGTCGCTTGTGCAAGATCGGCGCTGTACTTCGGGCGGGCGTAGCCGTCAAACTCTCCCGTATAGCCGCGCTTCAACTCTTCGTAGATAGCGGCGGCGCTCCTTTTCAGACGGGCGGCAATGTCAACAACGCGTTCACCCTCTGCATACATTCTTTCGATCTCGCGGCGCTGTTCCAGCGTCAAATAACTGTATCCGTTCAATGTTTTAACCTCCTTCCGCCTGCCTTCGGATAAAAAAATAATGCAGGAAAAACCGTAACGGTTTCTTCTGCATTTAATGATACTCTCAACATTTCCATCGCTTCGGCAAAATTCTTCTTGACATTTCTTCCCATGTATGCTAATATATCCGGGCAGTCAGCTGAATAGCTTTTCGTTCGGAGTGATACCCAAGAGGCCGAAGGGGCTCCCCTGCTAAGGGAGTAGGCGTCTAAAAAGCGCGCGAGGGTTCAAATCCCTCTCACTCCGCCATAGTGGTGGATTTAATGGTTTTTGCCGTTGAATCCACCACTTTTTGCTTTTTGAGCTTGA